ATGCTCACCGAACGGCAGATCCGCGCGCTCAAGCCGCGCGAGAAGGACTACGTCACCTCCGATGGACGCGGCGCGCGGGGGGAGGGGGTGCTGGTGCTCAAGGTGCGGCCCAGTGGCACCAAGGAGTTTTATTTCCAGCGCCACGTGGGTGGGGCGAAGAAGCTGACCAAACTGGGCAACTGGCCGGACTTGTCCCTGACCCAGGCGCGGGACAGGTGCCGGACGGAGGCCGAGGTGGTGGTGAGCGCCGGGACCTTCCAGGAGTTGCTGTCGGCCTATGTGGCCAAGCTGGAGGGGGAGGGCGCGGCTTCGGCCGGTAACGTGGCCTGGTCGTTTCGCCATTACGTCAGCGAGCCCTTTCCGGAGTTGGTGCGGCGGCCGGCGGCGCTAGTGGGGCCGGCGCAGATTCGTGACATCCTCAGCCGGATGATCGACCAGGGCGTGACCACCTATTGCAACCGGCTGAGATCCCAGTTGCATGCGGCCTTCCAGGTGGGCCTGGAGCAGGAGTACAACCCGCGCAGCTATCTGCAGGTGAAGGTGCGTTTCGGCTTGCAGAGCAATCCGGTGGCGAGCATTCCGGTGCAGGAGGATTGGGAGCAGCCGGGCGACCGGGCCCTGTCGAAGGCGGAGTTGCGTACCCTGTGGCAGCTGTTGCCGGAGCAGCTGTCCCTGACCACCGCCGAGCTGATCCGCTTTCTGATCGCCGCCGGCGGGCAGCGGCCGGAGCAGTTACTGGCCTCGGAGCGGGCGCTGTACCAGGACGATCACCTGGTGATTCGCAGCACCAAGGGCCGGGTGCAGGGTGAGCGGCAATTACACGTGGTGCCCTTCAATGCGCCGATGCGCCAGGTGTTGCAGACCATGGCGGAGATCGATGCCATGGGCGCCTATCCGTTCCAGGGCCGTGTGCCGGGCCAGCCGCTAAATGTGCAGTCGTTGTCGCGGGCGGTGACCAACCTCTATCGCCGCCATGCCGCGGCCTTCACCGCGCCCTTCACCCTGCGCGACCTGCGCCGGACCTGCAAGACGCTGATGGCCAGCGCGGGCCTGAGCAAGGAGTTGCGCGATCGCATCCAGGGCCATGCCTTCAACGATGTCTCTTCCAAGCACTATGACCGCTACGACTATTTTGCCGAGAAGCGCGCCGGCCTGGAGACCTGGGCGGACTGGCTAGAGAAACACATCATCCACTGAACGCTGCTTCAGGCCGCACCGTCGGCACTCCAGCGCATGGGGTCGACCTGCCAGGCGGCGATCGCCGATTCGCGCCAGCCGACGCGGCCGGCGCTGAGGTTCACCGGGCTGGGAAACTGCTTGGCCTTGATCGCCCGCCACAGGGTGGCGCGCGACAGGGAGGTGACCCGCAGCACCTCGTCCTCGCGCAGGAATCTATCCAGTTGGGCCATGGTGCTCTATCTCCTCGGGTGGCCGGCGCGGCCGGCGGCGGTCGGGGTACGCGACAGCTGCCGCGGGGTACGTGGGGTGGCGTGCTTCATGCCGGACTCCGGCTGGCCGGGCGGCCATGCTCGGCGGGGCTGTAGTGGGGGTTGGCGAACACCCAGCAGCGCACCTTGTCCGGACGGTCTTCCAACGGATTGCGCTGCCGCTGCAGGGCGCGGATGCGGCTGGTGACCACCTTGTTGTCGATGAATCTGAATTGGCGGCTGTCCTTGAGCAGTTCTCTTAGGGTGCCCAGGTCGGCCAGGCGCTGGCGGTGCTCGGCGGCGCGCTCGACGAATTCGTTGAGGTTGATGGCGATCTCCCAGCCGTGGAGGCTGTGGTTGACCACCGGATCGCCGCTGAGCGACTGCAGGTAGTCGTAGACCTGCCAGAACTCGACGACCGCTGGGTGATCGGCGCTGATGGCGGCCTGGCGCTCCAGGGCGATGCGCACCAGGGCGCGCTGGGTCTCGGCCACCATGCCTGGCGGCAGTTCCACCACCAGGCCCAGGCCGTCGAGCAGGGCCAGCAGCATGGCGTGGTTCTTGACGATACGTTCGATGCGCAGATGGCCGACCAGCTCGTTCTGGCAGCTACGGCAGCGGTGGTCGTTGGCCGCGAGCGGGGCGCCGCAGCAGAAGCAGTTGTCGCCCAGGCGGCGCAGCTTGGTCTCGTAGCGCGGAAAGGCCTCGTGGAACAGTGCCAGGACCTCGGCCTCGCGGCGGGTGGCCAGCAGCAGGAAGTGGCTGAGGGCGGCGCCGTCCATGCGGCTCAGGCTGTCGGCGGCGGCGCGGCTGGCGTCGGTCAGTACCGGGCGGGTGAAGTGCAGCTTGACGATCCGTGTGAGGATGGCCTCGGAGGCGCTCACCGGGGCGTTCTGGCTGATGGCGATGGTGCCGCGGAAGGGCGGTTCGTAGGTCTCGTTGCCGGCGGTCTTCATGCCGCGGGTACGCAGGGTGCCGCCGCCGAAGAAGTCCTTCAGCTCGTCCCAGTCGAAGCTCTTGGCGTGGGTTTTTTCCGGGTCGTTACGGTCCCCCTCGATGAGCACGATGGGCATGCCGGCGACCTGGCCCATGGCGCGGCTGCGGCCGGCGGTGGAGGACTTGGACGGGTCGAAGCCTTCGTAGCCAGCCCGGCCGAACAGCTTCCAGAGAAAGGTCAGCAGGGTGGTCTTGCCGGCGCCGGCCTCGCCGGTGGCTTCCAGGAAGGGGAAGGACTGGTAGCGGGCGCGCAGCTGCTCGGCGAACAGCGAGCCGAACCAGAAGGTGAGGGCAGTCAGGCCATTGCTGCCGAAGCAGGTCCACAGCAGCGGCAGCCAGTCGTGGCGGTAGTCGCCGGCGGCCGGATTGGGCTTGAGGCCGATGGTCTTCTGCAGGGTCTTGAGGCGCAGCCGGCCGAAGTCGAAATAGTCCTCGTCGTTGACCCGGCTCAGCTGGCCATCGCGCACCGCCAGGTCGCCGAAGACGTAGCAGCCGTGCTCGCGGCTGTAGCCGACGTAGTCGATGGTCTCCACGGTCTTCAGGCCGAACAGCTGGTCCTTCATGATCTTGTCCAGCTGGGTGCCGCTGCCGGTAAAGACGGCGCCGGCGGCCATGCCCAGCAGGCGCTTCTTGAATTCGCTGGCGGCGGCGACCTGGGCGCCGGTGAAGGTGTTCTTCACCGCCGGGCCGTCGTGGGGGAAGTCGACGCGAAAGTAGTACCAGGATTCGTCGGTGATCTCGTTGCGCTGGAAGTAGAGGGCCTGGGGCGCGCAGTTGGCGATCTCCACCACGTTGCCGGCCAGGCGCATGGCCTTGTCGCGCTGCTGCTGGCTGGTGAGCTGGCGATCCTCGTCGCGCTCGGATTCCTCGAGGTGGGTGAGGGCCTTGTTGTACTTGTCCAGGTCGAGCTTGAACCAGTAGAGGCGATTGTCGAAGGTGAAGTGGAATTCGTGGCGCTCGCGCCATTCGTAGAGCAGCACGGCCTTTTCGCTGGCGGTCTCGGCCAGCAGCAGGGCCCCGTGATGACGGGCTTCGGCCAGGTCGCGGTCACGCTGTTCGGCGCGCGTCGCCGCCTCGGGCTCGAAGGCCCAGCGTTGGTGCAGGTCGTTCCAGTCGACCTTGCGCCCCGGCTGGGGGATCTGCGCGGCGGTGCAGGGGTAGCCCAGCGCCCGGGCTTGGCGTACCCAGCGACGGGTGTAGCGCTGGGCGCCGGGTTCGTTGTCCAGCGCCCAGACCAGCCGAGGCAGGCGACCGCCGCGTAGCCGCGCCAGCTCCTGCAGCGATTCTTCCGGATAGGCGTTGCTGCTCATGGCCGAAACCGCGGCGAGGCCGTGGTGGCGCAGGGCGATGGCGTCGAAGATGCCCTCGACGATCCACAATTCCTCGACCTGCGAGAGATCCAGGTCCGGTGGGCACCACCAGACACCCCTATAGCTGGCGCCGGGCTGGAAGCGGGCCTTCTGCTTGCCGAAGCGCGCCGGCCGATCGATCAGTCGTTCCCAGTAGCCGCCCTTGGCCAGCGGAAAGCGCACCGTGGCCGAGCCGATGCCCTGGGCGCGATCCCAGTAGGTTTCCTGGCTGTACCAGCCCTTGATCAGGCCCAGGTCGAAGCCGCGGGCGAATTGCAGGTAGCCGTCGGCGCTGGCGGCCGGGGCCGAGGCGCTGGGTTTGAAACGCTCCGACCAGTCGTCGAAGAGGTCGGCGAACAGCTCCTTGACGTGCCAGCTCTGGCCGCACTTGGCCTCGCGACCGCATTTCACCACCCAGGGGGCGTCGTAGTCGGTGAACAGCTCGCGCTGGTGGCAGGCCGGGCATTCGCCCTTGCGCAGGTAGTGGGTACCGGGGCTGAGCTTGAGCCCGAGTTCGCGTTCGAGGCGTGGCAGCAGGTCGGCGCGCAGTTGCGGATCCATGGGGTAGCGGCTCAAGGGTTCACCTGTGCATCCGCAGTGAGCTCCCGCACCAGGCGCAGCTCGCCTTGGGGCTGGCGCTCGGCATCGTGGGCGAGGATCTGGAAGCTGCGGGCGATTTCGCGCAACTGGGCGCAGCTGTAGGCCTGCTGCACCTGCAGGAGCGGCAGATTGAAGACGATCCGCGGTGGCTGCTGGGAATCGCATGACAGGGTGACATCGAGGCACAGCTTCACGGACGCTGCTCCAGGTTGCGTAGTTCGGCGCGCAGGGCGCGGGCGGTATCGGCCACGGCGGCCAGGGCCGGGTGGTCGTGGTGGATGCGCCAGCGGCGCAGGGGGCCGGCCGGGACCGTGCGATAGCGGTCGTCCCACCAGTGCTCCTGCAGGCCGGCGCGATACTGGGCGGCCAGCCAGCGCAGATAGGCGCGGGCTTGCGCGGGGGTGAGCTGGAGCGGGATGCAGAGCTCGGCAGGCATGGTCTCTCCCCTCTTCAGGGCGCAACTCGCCCCTACCCACGCAAGGCGGGCATGGCGCGGCGTCAAGGTGGGTGGTTTAGCGGCGGGAAGGGCGCGCGGGCGCTTCGATCAGGGCGGCGGAGATGTCCGCCACCGGGATGCGATAGCGCTGGCCGTGCGGGTCGACCAGTACCAGGTGGTCGGCGCTGCTGGCGGCCAGGTCGAGCCAGGGGCCCTGCGCTTGGGCGTCACGCCGGCGACGGAAGCCGGCTGGGACCAGGTCGTGGCGGGTCATGGCGTGGGCTCCTCGAGCGGATCCAGCAGGTCCTTCTGGTTGCTGGTCATGCGGCTGGCCTGGGTGGCGGCGCGCTTGATCTTCGAGGGTGCCAGTGGCAGCACCAGGCGCGGCGCCTGTAGTCCCGAGGGGCTGAGCTGGTAGTCGATGGTCTGGGTACCGCCGAAGGTGGCACCACAGGCCAGGTTCTTGCACTGGTACCACAGCGAGCGGAAGCAGGGGGTTTCACCCTTGCTGCAACGGATCACCAAGGGACCGTTGCAGGCGGGGCAGACCAGACGGAATTCACTCATGATGGGCGGACCTCCGGGAGGCAGGGCTGACGGGGTGGTTCAGGGCGACGCTCACGTCTGGGGCGCATCGGTGGCCGTGGCTGGCGTCGGCTTGATGCCGAGCAACACGGCGCTGCGGTGGGCCTCGCCGCGCAGGCATTTCTTCTGGCCATTGAGCACCGCATAGACGGTGCTGGGATTGAGTTGGTGGCGCAACGCGAACTCCTTTACGGAAATACCCTGGAGTTCCAGGCGCGTTCGCGCCTCTTTGCAGGCTTGCTCGGTGGCATAGGTGTCGGCCATAGTTAACATTCGTGTGATTTGAAGTAATTGAGGTGAACGATATTCAACAAATGTTGAATAGTCAATCGCCGAGGGAGACTTTTGTTGAAAATTGGCGACCGGTTGCGTTTGGAGCGTTTGCGGCTGGGCATGAACCAAGCCGATTTCGCGGCCCTGGCGGGAGTGACCAAGACCAGCCAGTTCAATTACGAGAAGGGCGACCGCAGCCCCGATGCCAACTACCTGGCGGCGCTGCGTCCGCACGGCGTGGACATTCACTTCGTGGTGACCGGCGAGGCACTGCCGGTGACCGAGTCGGCATTGTCCAGCCTGGAGGCGGAGCTGCTCGGCTATTTCCGCGGGATGTCGGACGCCAGCCGGGATGCGGTGCGGCGCATGGCCTTCGCCATGGCCGTGGCCGACGGCGCCCTGGATGCGGGGCAGTGAGCTACAGGGCCTAATTCGGGGGTTCCGCACGCCTGGCAAGCTTTTGCGCAACTACGACGAGAAGCACTTGGCGATCCGTATCACAAAAATGTACTGTATCTGCATACAGTATTTTTTTGAAGGCGGCGACCGATGGATCAGGCGCGTTTGACACCCCTATGGCACGAGCGACAACCGGTGCTGCTCCCCACTCGTTTCGAGTTGGAGCTGGTACAGGCCTTTCGTCAGCTGTCCTGCAGCGATCAAATGACCCTCTGCCGCCTGGCGCATAGCCTGCTGCAGGTACAGGGACCGTTGCCGCCCCGGGCCGACCAGCCGGCCGTCGCCCCGCGCTTTTTGCCCCGCCCGCACTGAGTCCGCCCCGGACTCGCCAGGCCGCCCCAGTAGGGATATCGGCCCCTGGCCAACGGCTCTACGGATCCGCGTCCTGCTGCCGCGCCTGACCTCAGGTCGACTTCTTGGCCGACCCCTGGCGCTCCTCGATTTTCTTGGCTTCGCGCTCCACGGCCTTGAGCGCCGCTTCCTTGCTGGAATAGAGAAAGCGCAGATGGTAGGGATTGCCCTGGTCGCCCCGGGTGAGGCTGACCTGCTTGCCGGTCGCCGGGTCCCGGTAATAGGCCAGCACACCGCTGTATTTGGGCGGCACCTCGGTGACCAGGTCCGCGACTAGATCCTCCGGCTGCCTGGCCTGCAAGCCGCTGAGCTCGGTGACGAAGCCGCCATCCACGTTGAGGGTGTGCTTGATATCTCCGCCGTACCAGATGATGTCGTCGATCTCCGGCTTGATGCCCGTCAGGGTATAGCTGAGTTCCGGGATGAGATCGGCGCAGCCGAGGGCCAGGTGGTAGGAGAGGGTGGCGGCGCCGCGCTGCAGGCTCTGCCATTCCGTCTCGGCCGCCTGGTGCGCCTGGGTCTTGTTGGCGTAGGTGTGGCGCAGGTCGCGCGGGTTCTTGCCATCGCCAACCACCTCTTCCAGGCGCTTGCCCTGGTCCACGTCGTAGTAATAGGCGCGTACGCCATCGTTGGGGACGGTGAGCAGGTACTGGTGCTGATCGCCGTCCTGGCGGCTGAGGATGATGTGGGGCAGGTCCTTGCCGCTGGCCGTCTTGCCCTGGCCCTTGAGCATGAACAGCAGGCGCCCGGCCTTGACCGTGGCGACGGCGTCGTATTCTTCGCCGAGGCGGGTGAGCAGGTTGGCGTCGGATTCCCGCGCCTGGTCCAGCTGGAGAATCGGTTGCGCCTCCAGGTTGGCATCCACGGCGGCGGTAAGGCCCTGGCGCGCGGCCAGGATGCGCAGCACCTCGCCCAGGGTGGTGTTGCTGTAGCTCTGGTCGCGCTGGGTCTTGAAACTCTTGCTCAGGTCGGCGCTGCGGGCGCGCAGCCTGAGCAGATCCGGCGCGCCGTTATGGGTGATCTCGGCGATCAGGTAGGTGCCCTTGTCGACCAGGCCGGTATTGCTCCAGCCCAGTTCCAGCTGGAGTGTGCCCCCGAGCGGCGGCAGGGGCAGGCGGCCGTCGTGGTCGGACAGGGTCAGGGTCAGCTCGTCCACCTCCAGGCCGCGCTTGTCGGTCAACTCCAGGCTGACCAGGCGCGGCGCCAGGCGATCACTGATGTCCTTGCCATCGAGCCGCAGGCGATAGATCGGCTGGGGATAGTCGCCGTGGTTCGGCCCGCGCAGGGAGGTTCGGCGCAGTTGGCCGGTGGTGGGGTCCAGGACTTCGCTGATCATAGGAGCTTCCGCAGCAGGCCATTGGTGGCGGCCAGCGCGGTCCCGAGGAATTCGGCGGCCTGGTTGTCGTCGATGCGCTTGAGGGTGAGCGTGAAGCCAATGCGCCGCGGCGTGCCGTCCGAGAAGAAGATCGTCTTGGTCTCGTTGAGACTCTCGATCACCCAGAGACCGTAGATCCGGCCGGAGCCCTCGATCAACGGCCAGGCGCTGCCGGTACTGGCCATGAGCCGCAGCAAGTCGAGGCTGGTGGGCGAACCGGCCAGCTCGGGGGCGAGCCAGCCGGGCAGGGTGATGGAGTCGTCGCCCTTGCCGACGAACTGGCGGGCCGGCTGGGCGCCGACGCGCTTGGTCACGGCGTGGGTGTAGGCCGTAGTACGGTTGAGCTCGTTGTAGGCCAGGGTATGAAGGCTGAAGACGAAGGTGCCGAGGGCCATCATCATGGTAGTCAACTCAAGTCTAGGAGGCTGCTGCGGTTACGCGCGGCCTGTTCGGTTTTCTCGCGGGCGATCTCGCTACGTACCAAGGTGGCGATTTGTAGGGCGTCCGCATTGGCCGGGGCGTTGATGGTGATGTTGAAGAGATCGTTGCCGGCCGGTGCCGTGGCAGCGGGGCTGGTCAGGGGTGGGCGGCTGTCGATGGTCAGGGGCGCGCTTATCCCGGGTAGCGGGGCGGTGGCCGGGCTGGTCAGCAAGACGTTGCTGCCGGCGAGGCGTTGCGCAGCATCCAGTTGCGGTAGGGGGGCACTGATGCCGGGTATCGGGTTGGTCGCTGTCCCCAGCGCCAACGCACTGGCACCGACGAAACGCTTGGTGGCGCCCAACTGTGGCAGAGCCGTATTGGCGCTGCTGACCGTTTCGGGCAAGGCGCAGGTGCAGGCTTGCTGGGTGGCGTTCGAATCCTTGCCGCCGAAGACTGAGCTAAGCCAGCTGCGGACGCGACTGCCCACGTTACCTATGGTCTGTTGAACGGCTGCCAGGCGGCTGGTGAGGCCGCCGATCAACCCATCCAGCAATTGGCTGCCGAGGGTAGTGAAGGTGCTCGGCAAGTCCTTTCCGAAGTACGTCAGCAAGGGCTGGAAGGCCTGATAGAGCAGATTCAGCGGCGAGAAGCTGATCAGCAGGGTGCCGAGTCCGTCGAGCGCCGTCGAGAAGGTCTGCTTGATGCTGTCCCACAGCTCTGCCAGCCAGGGCAGCAGGGATTCTTGAACGCTGCCTAGGTTGATGCCGAGGCTGCTCATCAGGCCGCCAAACAGCTGCCCACCTAGTTCGCTGAGCTTGCTCGGTAGGTCGACGCCCAGGTAGCCGAGCAAGGCACTGAAGCCGCGATAGATCAGGCCGATCGGTGAAAAATCGAGCAGCACGCTGGCGATACCACCAAGGCCTCCGGAAACGCCTGCTTTGATTTCTTCCCAGAGACCGGTGAACCAGGGACCGATGGTGCCCCAGTTGGCGTAGATCAAGGCTCCAGCGGCGGCTATGCCGGCGATGATGGCCAGGATGGGATTGGCCAGCATGGTGGCACCGAGGAGACGGACGCCATTGATGAGGAGGTTGAAGGCCCCCATGCCAATTTCGCCCAGCAGTCGCAGGCCGCCACCGGCTACGCTCAGGGTACCGCCACCTAGCTTAGCCAGTAGCTCGAGGGTGCCGAATAGCGCAGGGCCGGTCAGGCTCAGCATGCCTTTGAGCAGTGTGAAAGGCGCCATCAGGCCGGCCAGGCCCACGGCCAGGGCGCCGAAGGTGGCGGACAGGATGCTCGCACCCATGGCGAGATCGACCAGGACGGCACCGGTCTTGGGATTGTCCTCCAGCCACTGGGTCACCTTCTGGGTGACCGCCGCGACGATCTCCAGCGCCTTGACGTAGGTCGGCAGGATGGTCGAGCCCAGCTGACGGTACAGATCGGCCTTGCGTGCCTGCAGTTCGAACTCGGCGCCTTCGGGAGATTTTTGTGCCTGGGTAACTAGGCTATCGATACCCGGGGAGCCCCGCGTCTTGGCGGAGCTCTCCTTGAGTTGATCGCGCTGCTGATAGATCTGGGTGAACAGTTCGGCACCGGCCTTATCGGGCAGTATGCTGCGGATGGCGGCGAGCGTCTGGCGATCACCGGTGATGCCCTTGGCCTTGAGCGCAGGCAGCAGGACTTGTTGCAGCCAGGCAGCCTGGTCTTGGGCGAACAGGTCGCTGCCTTTGAGCGCGCCGGCGTCCAGGGTGGCGTGGGTGCCATTGGTCTTGACCCGACCCGGATCGACCAGGCCCAAGCTCTGCAGGTTGCTCGCCGCCGCGGCGGTGGTAGTGCCTTGGTAAAGATTGCGATAGCTGGCCGATAGGCCATTACCCACCTTTTCGCCGCCCAGCTGTTGTACCAACGGATCGAGACGGTTGTAGAAGGCGTCGGCGCTCAAGCCGCGTGCGGCTTGCCCGCCTTTTTCCACCACCTTTTGCCATTCCGGTGGCGCGACTCGCCCCTGGGTATTGGCCAGAGTCTTCTGGACGGCGTCGGCCTGCTCGTTGAAGCTGGCCGCGTCCTTCAGGCCGCCGCGGTCGGCGATGACCGGCAGCATGGCGGTGAATTGAGTGGACTTCGCTGCCCCGTCGTCCTTGCCATAAAGAGCCTGGTTGGCGACCTGGAGTTTGGCCAGGGTGGGCGCGGCCAGCTTGGCCTGGCTGATGTCGCCGAGGGCGGCCAGGGCTTGACGCATGGCGCGCAGTTTACCAGTGGTACTGGCGCCATAGACCTGCATGGTCTTGGCTTGCGCGACGGCCTCGTTGGGAACCTGGTCGCCAAGGTTGAGAACCGCGATGCGGTTGGCTTCCTGGTTGAAGCGTTTGGCTTCCTCCAAAGCGGGAGTCAGCAGACCGAGACTCTGCTCGACGGTGGCAGAGCCCGTCTCGCCTAGGGAGGACAGCCGTTCGGCGTAGTCCTTGTCTTTGACGAACTCCTCACGCCGTTTCTGGGCGGCAGTTTGGGCGTTCACCTGCGCGCTGCCTAGACGTTGCTCGATGCGCTTGATGGAAGCCAGGATCTCTCTCAAGTCGGATGGCATGCTGCGGGTCTGGGTATCATTCGCCATCGGGAGCGGCTCTCATACGGGCGCGTTCGCGCCAGTCCATCAATTCGGCCAGGCTCATGGCATCGAGCTGGTCCAGTGGCCAGTGGAAGGTGATGGCGAGATCCGCCATGGCATCCTCTACGTGGCGGGGAAGAGCGCCGCCTTGTCGGACTTCTTCAGCAAAAAACCGACGATCTTCCCGCCCAGGTCGACCAGATCGGCCGGGTCCAGGGCGCGCACCTCGGCTTCGCTCAGGCTGGGCTGGCTGATGCGCGGGACGATGCGGACGATGGCGTCGACGTTGAGGTTGAGCAGTTCGGAGAGCGATACGCCGCGCAATTCGCCGGCAGTAGGCTTGCGCAGCCTGATCTCTTCGATGCGGGTCTCGCCGCGCTGCACGGGCTGGTCGAGGACCACGAGGTTGTCTTGGGTGGTAGCGGTCATGGGGAGATTCCTTGAAGGGTGGACCGGACCCGCCGCAGCGGGCCCGGGCGGGGTCAGATGCCGAGGGCGGCGCGTTGCTGGGCCAGACGATCCTTGCCGTCGACCTTCTCGACGAAGGCCAGCAGATCGATCTCGATGACGGTGACGCCATCCACCGTCAGCTTGTAGTAGCTGCAGGTGGTGGTGATCTTGTGCTCGGTGGTGCCGCCGGCACTGGCTTCGCCCATCTCGATGGACTCGTGGCGACCGCGCACGACGATCTCCACGGCGGTGACGTCGCCGCTGTCGTCCTGCTGGTAAGCACCGGCGAAGCGCAGCGGCACGGCGTCGGCGCCGACCGCGCCGAATTGCTTGAGCGCCGTCAGGTCCAGACCGCCGAGGGTCCAGACCAGCTCGATACCGTCTTCGCTGAGGCCCATGTCGGCCTTGACCGGGCCGCTCATGCCGGCGCCGCGGAAGGCTTCCATCTTGCGCGCCAGCTTGGGCAGGGTGCAGGACTTGGCAACGCCCAGGTAGCTGTTGCCGTCGTTGAACAGGTTGAGGTTCTTGAGGGTGCGGGGCAGGGCCATGGGATGCTCTCCAGAGGCGCGCCCAGGGGGCGCGCCGGATCAGGTTCAGGCGTTGACGCGGGCGGCGAAGTCGACCAGGAAGCGGTCGGTGATGCGCTGGCGCAGGGTGAGGTCTTCCAGCGGCGGCACTGGGGTGTAGTCGTAGTCGAGGAACAGCTTGCCGGCCTTGAGCGACTCCTTCTCGTTGCCGTCGGCGTCGTACCAGCACTCGCCGCCCAGCAGGTAGCCCTGGCGGGTCAGCTCGCGGAACTTGGCGTTGATGCCTTCGACGATGTCGCGCACCAGGCTCGGGTGCATGGGCCGGTCGTTGGCCCAGAAATGCGCCTCGGCCATGGTGTCGGCCAGCACCTGGGCGGTGCGGGTGTAGTTCTCGAAGGCGAACAGCGGATCGGCGCTGGTGGTGCGCGAGCCCCAGAAGCGGTAGCCGTCGTGGTTGATCAGGGTGGTGACCTGCTTGCCGTTTAGGTAGTCGCTGTCGGTGGCGGTGTTCTGCAGATCCCAGAACACGTCCTTGCTGATGCCGGTGACGCCATCGACGGCCACGTTGGACAGGGTCTTGTGCCAGCCGACGCTCTGGTCCAGCTGGGCGCGCAGGCCCAGGGCACGGGCGGTGGCGTTGGCGGTGACGGTGGTGTTGGTGGTGGTGGACCAGGCCAGGAAGTCGGGCCAGTGCAGCATCAGCTCGCGGGCACCGAACTTGCCGCGGTAGGTGACCGCGTCTTCCTTGGTGGCGCAGCCGTTGCAGCTGGCGTAGACGAAGCCGCGCAGTTGCTTGGCGATGGCCACCAGGGCGGTGGTCACTTCCAGGGTGTCCAGGCCGGGTACGCCGAGGATGCGCGGGGTGACGCCGAGCTGGGCCTTGGCGGCCAGCAGGGCCTTCATGCCGGTGTACTTGCCGTTGGCCGCACCGCCGATGATGTTGCTGGTCAGTTCGGCGGCGTTGGCGCCGTCGGCGACCCGCACCACCACCACGAGCGGCTGGGACTGGTCGGCGATCGCCTGCAGCGAAGCCGCCAGGGTGCCCTTGGTGCCGGCCTTGGCGACCGCCGCCTGGACGTTGGTGAGCAGGACGGGAGTGTCCAGCGGGAAGGCGGTGGCATCGGCGTCGCTGGCGGTGCAGACCATGCCGATGACCGCGGTGGAAACGGTGGAGATGGAGCGGGTGCCTTCGTTGATTTCGAGGACACGGACGCCGTGATGATAGTCAGCCATGAGGGTTTGCCTGCGCAGATGGTTAGGTGACGTTGCACAGGCTGGCGCAATCCATTGCGCCTGTCGTGGCGAGGGGGTTGTGTGGGCCGGGACTACAAGGTGCCAGGTTGCCAGGCTGGTTTGGGGCGGAAATGAAAAGCCCCCGGTGCGGGGGCTTTTCGGTGCGGGGTGAGCTAGCCGGGCATCAGTACTTGATGCAGGCGAGCAGGGCGATGTTGCGCGGCCGAGACTCGTTGCCGCCGGAGCTCGAGATCGAGACGGAGTGAGTGTGGTTGCCCGCGGTACTGGTCGTCAGGGTGACGGTGCCATAGCGGTTTTCATCTCCAAAGACGGCGTTATCGTTCGTACCAAGCTGAGCACCGTCGTTGAACCAGCTCATGGTATGGCTATGAGCGCCGGCCGAGCCGGTAGTCGCACTATGGTCGTGCGCCAGGTTCTGACTTGCTTGGCTGCTACCGAAGGCTCTTCCGCCATCCACCCCGCGAGTGTCATCCCAGCCACGGATGAACTCACCACGCAGATCGGGCAGGTTGAAGGTGGTGGAACCGTCGCCGGCGCCGAAAGTGGTACCTATGGCAGCGAACAGGGTCGCATAGGTGGTACGGCTGACGGCGGCGCCGTTGGCCTTGAGATAGCCATTCGGAGCGGTGGTGCGGGCGAAGTATTCGATGGCACCGGCACGATCGCCGATGGCGTTGAGTACGTAGGCGGTGGAGGCCGCGTTGTTGCTGCGGTCACCATAGGCGACGGTCAGGGTCTCGAGTCCGGCGGACATGGCTACCCGGCCGGTGGCCAGGTTCACGGCGAAGGGACGCAGGTCGTTCCAGCTGCCATAGGCATCACCCTTGGCGGTGAGCAGCAGGTAAAGGGCGTCTCCGTCGTTGCGCCAGAAATAGCCATAGTCGCCGTTGACATGGCGCCAACTGTTTGAATTGGTTGTCTGGACTTCGCCGCTGAATCTCTTGGTACCGTTGACGCTCTGGTCACCCTCACTGGTGAGGATCTGGCCGGTGCGGCCGGCAGGCAAGGTGGTGCCGCCAAGCTTTACATCTCCGCCCGTAGAAATACCTAGCCAGCTGATCCTCCGGTCCTTCGCCTTGTCGCCTGGAGGCGTATAGGAAAGCCACTGAGCCCAACCACCATTACCGTCCTGAATGGCTTGCAGTGAGCAGACGGTGTAGCCACCGCTATTCGCCATTTCCAGCGCTACGTTTCCGGTTTCTTCTTGGTTCTGGAGGTAGACGACCTTAAGGCTCTTGGCTGCCGACTTCCCAGCTAGCCAGTGGGCAACTTCAGTAGGCAGATCGGCGAAGCGACCGCCGGTGGCGACCTTGGCCAGGGTGTCGGTCATCGCCAGTTCGCGCCAGTCGAACCAGGTATTGTCATGCCGGACCCGCATGAAGGAACGCGCCCGGCTGCCAGAGGTGCCGAACACTTCGGTAGCCAGCTGCGCGGTGCGGCTGGACGAACCATGGGTGATGACGTCGAAGGCGACTAGCGCGGAGTCGGTAGCGGTGACGCGTGGGTAGTTCTGGGCGACGGCCTTGGCCTGGGTACCTTCGTAGCGGACGGCGCTGCCGAGCCCGGCCTGGTTGAGGTCCAGGTTGATGCCATTCACCGACTCGGCACCCACACCGAAGGCTGCCAATTGCGCCAGCACGCCAGCTGCGGTCTGCACCTGGTCGCTGTTGGTGCCCGGTGTCGGTCGGGGCGCCGTGGGCTTGCCGGTCAGCACCGGCGAATCTAGCAGGCCGTCCAGGCGCGTCTTGAGCCAGCGGGTGCGGTTGGCCAACTGGTTGGCCTGGCGGTTGGAGATGCCGTCCGCACCGCCGACCACCGGGTCGCTTTTCTCGATCTGGTAGATCCCGTCTTCATACTGGTTCTGTTCGGTGAGATTGGCCATCAGGCGACTCCGTAGGTGAAGCTTCCGTCGTAGTGGAAGGTGCCGCTGTGGTCATTGAGCGCGGCGGTGAAGTTGAGGGACAGCAGTTCGCAGCGCGCCGGGGCGACGTCGGCCAGGGTGCTGCGGATCAGCGCCGCCTGGGCGACGCTGATGGGTTGCCGGACGTACAGCCGGTATTGGGCCCAGTGTTCGGCATGACCGTAGAAACGTTCGCCGTCATAGACGTAGCGGTCGTCGTAATGACCGCCCTGGGCGCCTTCGAGCAGGGTGAAGTCCTGGTTGCCAAGCAGGTTGGCCAGCGCCCGGCGCACCGCGCCACCGGTACCCTTGTGGCAATGGATGCGCACCGAGTCGGCGATGACCTGGCGCTTCTTGTCCTCGCCCCAGTTGGCGTCCCAGTCGTCCACCGAGACGGCCCAGGCCAGCCAGGGCAGCAGGCCGGCCGGGCACCGCCAGGGATTCCAGAGATCGCGCAAGGGCACCGGCAGCGCCGCGAGGTCGGCGCCGGCCGCGGCCAGGGCCGTCTCGAGGCGGGTGCGGTTGGGTGGCAGCAGCGACTCAGGCATCATCGAGGATCTCCGTGGTCAGGCTGATGGCGCTGCAATAGGCGGCCTGGTCAGCGGTCACGGCGAGGTCGTTGGCCGGGCTGGCCAGGCGCACGTTGTGCACGCCGCTCTGGTGCAGCGCGGCGAACAGGCCTGAGCGGGTGACATCCTTGCCCAGGGCGTGGCGCTCGGCGACATAGGCCTGGGCCTTGGCTAGGGCGTTCTGCCGGACCACGGTCAGTTCGGGGCCGGGATAGAGCTGCAGGGTGGCCTTCACCTCGTAGGTGAGGACCGTGGCGGCGCCGACCTCGACGGTGTCGCACAGCGGGCGCACGTCCTCGTCATTGAGGGAGGCCGCTACCTGGGCCAGCAGGGCGGAGTCGGGGGTACCGTCGCCCGTGGCCGCGAGCACCACGACCCGAACCGTACCCTGGAGCGGCCGCAGGATGGCCACGTCCTTGACCCGGGGCGTGGCGGACAGCGCGTGGTAGCGATAGGCGTTGCGCGAGCCGGCGGTGGTGAAGCCTTCCAGCGCCAGCTGGGTGCGCTGGCGCAAGCGCTCGTCGCTTTCATAGACGGCTGCGCGTGGCGGCTTGGCGGCGGCGTCGGCCGGGGTTACCAGCGCCCGCGTGACGCCGTACCAGGCGGCCAGATTCTCTAGGTCGGCACCGCCGGCGTAGGCCAGCAGCGTCGCCTTGGCGCCTTCGTTGATGCGCTGGCGCAGCAGCAACTCACGATAGGTGCTCTCCTCGAGCAGCTTGGTCAGTGGCTCGGATTCCAGGGCCAGTCGGGCGGCCAGCGCCTCCTGCTCGGCCACCGGCCAGAGGGCGAGCAGGCGCGCCTTGCGCTGGGCCAGCAGCGTCTCGAAGTCGAGGGGCTCGACGACGGTGGGTGAGGGGAGTTGCGAGAGATCGATCATGGGTGGACTCCGCGAGGATGGGGCGGGCGGGAGGCGCCGGGAGTGCGCGCTCGATGTTCCGGAATGCGGCTGGAGCGAAGTCGGGAAGGGTGACGCCCAGAACGGGACGGGCACCGGAGCGTTGCGGGAGCGGCCATGGTGGGAAAGCGCCGGGAAAGGATGACGCTGCACAGGCTGGCTGACCCGGGGAGCCGGGTCATGGGGCAGGGGTTGTAGCGAGGACGACTACAAGGTGAGACGGCGGCGTAGCGGCTCCGGTTCTGGAGCCGTTACCGCTCAGGCCAGGGGCGCGTTTACCACAGAATGGCGTTCACCTCGTCCACCGTCGTGGCCTTGGCCACCTGTTGCTCCCGCTCGATCTTGCGCGCGATGCAGGCGTTGATGGCATTCTTGCCTGCGGTGCCGACCTGCTGGATCTGGGCGACCGTGTGGTCGCGGTAGGCCCAGGTGCCAGCGGCGTCCTGGCACCAGACGGGAGTGGTCCAGCCCTTCGGCAGGTCCGGCTGCAGGGAGGCCAGGACCGACGCCTGCAGGTTGCTCTGGTCGGTGAGCTTGGCAGGGTAGTGATGGGACTGGCCGAGGGCGTCCGAGTCGAAGCCGGCGAGGATGGCGGCGGCGCAGGCGGCATCCAGTTCGGAGAGTTTCAGGGCCTGGGCCTCGCTCAATGAATGCAGCGGTTCGGCTTCGTTACCCATCTCGCACCAGGCCAGATAGGCCTGGTAGTCGCGGTTGCCAGGGTGGTTAGGAATGAAGGCTCCATCGTTTAGGCGAGTAATGCCGTCTAGAGCGATACGATATAGCGTCATGTCGTTATTCATCGTCAAAGCTCCGCGTCTGCTGTCCAATGCTGATAGATACTGGCGTCAGCGGTAAGTACGCCTGAGGACCAATAGAGTTCGAATCCGCTTAGTCCAGTTGCATAGGCGGAACCGGAAGGGCCATTGACATTCTGTCCATTTACCGTGGTCTTGCCTGCTTCGCCAGATGTGAGGGTGTAGTACGCCAGCGTTGGGCTTACCCTTTTAAGAACTTTGTAATAGACGGTCGCGCCGGCCGAGCTGCTCTTTGTCGATGCTGCTGAGATATGGCTGCCTTGAGCGCCGGCCGTACCCGGCGGCACATCCGGGTCATAGGATTTTTCATAGTAGCGTTGGCAGAGTTGTAGCTCCTGTGTCAGCGCCCGCCTTTCGAAAGGCGTAGACATTACCCCCTCTTCGAATTGGCATCCCCAGATGGCGATACTGCCTGCCCCGGCAACGATGTTCTCGATGGAAAAGGCTACCCGCACGCCATTCGCCGTATCGTCATTGGGAATATCGGCAGTGATGCTGTAGCGCTGCACCTTAGGCCCCACTTCACAGCGTTTGTGGGTCAGGATCGTCCAGCCGCCCGGGCCACCTACTGCGGAATCAGCCGTCGCCGATTTGTAGATATAGGCGGTAAGGATCTGGTTGGTGTCGGCATAGGCCTGGAACGAGAACGTCGTCTTCTTGCCCTTCAGGCGGATCGCTGCCGAACTCTCAAGCGTCTGCGCAAAGCCCAGTTGGTTATTGGCGGCGGTGGGCGTCAGGACCAGATTGTTCCTGGCGTTGTGTACCGAGGCATTACCGCGCGACAGAATCACATTGGTATTGCTATCGATCCGCCAGCGATCGGCGCAATAGCCGGTACCGGTGAAGGAGGTACCGCGCTGCCAGAAGTCGAAGTCGCCGTTGATCAGCAGGTTACGCAAAGCCCATTGGCCCGAGTTTCCCGTGCTGAACACCTCGACCCAGTCCGACCAGGCAGTAGGGCTGCTGGCCGAGGAGATGAATACCCGGTTGCCGGTCCGGAATTCGCGGCTGAAGGATTCTAGCCCCGTGTAGTCGCCCCACTGGGCATTCACCGTGCAGGTACCGTTGACGATACCCTGGCCAAGGGCCGGTATCGCCAGGGCGCGAGGTCCATCGGTGGCGCCATTGGCAATCCCATGGATAGTGCCGCGTCCATAGAAGGTCTGGGGCGCTGCGGTGACGTCGAGCAGCGCGGTACGCCAATCCTGGCGATTACCGATGCCGAAGGCGCCGGGGCCGTCGGAGATGCCATAGCCGGCGATGGTGCTGGGGTTGGTACCGCCCACCACCCGGCCGCGGCGATCCACGGTCACGCTGCGGAAGGTGCCGGCGCTATCGGTGGGGCCGGCAGCCATCTCAAACGCCAGTAGTGTAGTGCCGAGGGTAATGGCGCCATCGGTAGTGAGCTGCCAGAGGCTGTCGCCGTTGATGGTACCGGCCTCGACCGGCACTAGCAGCCCCGGGGTCACTTCCAGATTGGCGTCCGCATCGCCGGTCCGCGGCCAGGTGCCGCTGGCGACCACATAGAGGCCGTTCTGCGCTGGGTTGCTCTGGTTCTTGACCAGCACCCGCTCACCCACCGCCAGGGCCACGCCATCGACGGTCTGGGTACCACTCAGCGTGAGGTTCGACGTACTTGCCACCCGCACCGACTGTTTGAAATCCAAGCGATTGACGGCCACGGTGATGGCATCGTCCACATACTGCCGAGTGGCCAGGATCACGCTGGGATCGATCTTGAGCTCCACGGCACTGGTGCTGCTGACCACCAGGATCATGCGCAGCACCTGGGTCCGGCCGGAGCCCTCGGCCAATTGTGGCTTGTAGCTGGGTGGGGTATTGGCCACGGCGATCAGATTTCCGTCGCTGTCGTACAGGCCCATCTCGCGGATCCAGTTACCGCCGGTGGCCTCGGGGATGACCAGTTCGGCAATGATCTGGCTGGTGTTGCTCGGATCGACGCTCAGGGTGTTGAGGCCGGCGCGATACCACTCGCCGACCAGGGCCGTCTGAGTGCGTGTGGGCGTAGGCACGGCGCCACCGCCATCGCCGACCGCCATCTTGGCGATCTTCAGGGTGGTGTTGAGCGCCGCGGCGTTGGCCAGCTTGGCCTCGCCGATGGCCGTGAGGATGGCGTAGTAGGTCTGGCTCATGGATAGATGCTCAGGGTGTCGAAGGTGTGGGTGCTGCCGGCGCCGAGCAGGGCTTGGCCGCTGACGACGATGGCGTCGGGCTGGTAGGCGTAGACGCTGAGGATCTCGCCCTGGTAGGTCGCGAGGCCGACACCTGCGGTACCGCGGGCTTCCAGGCTGATGGCCAAACCGATCAGGTGCCGGCCGATCGGGCGGGCGTCGTCGATCAGCAGGCTCATGGCCTCGTACATGGTCTCGGTGATGCCGCTATCGAGTACCCCGACGTCCAGGCGGAAGGTACCGGGTGTGCCGGTCGGACTCTCCTGCCACCACTCGTGCACGCGGATCAGGTAGCCCAGGGGCTCCACCACCCGACGCAGGGCGCCGATGGTGCCCTTGTGTGCGTGAACGAAGTACGCCGACTTGATGACCTGGCGCTTGGTGGCCTCGCTCCAGGTGCTGTCCCAGCGATCCACCGAGCGGGCCCAGGCCAGGTAGGGCAACAATTCTTCGGGGCAGCGGTCGGGATCGGCCAGATCGCGCAGCGGGACCGGCACCCCGCCGATGCCGGCGAGGGCCTCGGCGGCGAGGCGTTCTAGCGGGGTACTGTTAGGTGGTAGCAGGGCACTCATGGTCATTCGCCCAGGGTGACCGTGCTGGCGGTGCAATAGGCCGCTTGGGCTTCGGTCGGCGTCAGATCCTGCCAGTCCTTGAGCTCGACCCAGGCCACCCCGGCGACGTGCAGCGCGGCATCGATGCCGGAGCGCGACACCCGCACGCCGAGGCGGCGCCGCTGGTTGACGTAGGCGGCCAGCTGCTGCCGGGCGGTGGCCAGGATGACCTCGCCCTCGGCACCGGTGTTGGCCAGGTGCAGCACGGCCTTGACCTGGTACCTGAGGATCTGCGCCGATTGCACGATCAGGCGATCGCCCACCGGACGCACGTCCTCGTCGTTGAGGGCCTGGCTAACGATGGCAAGCAACTCCGGCGAGGCGCTGCCGTCGCCTTCCAGGCTCTGCACGGTGACGGTCACCACCGCCGGGCTGGGGCTGGTGGCGCTGGCGTCGGCGACCTTACCGCTGGCGTTGCGCGCATGCAGGATGTAGGCATTGCGCGGCCCCGCGACGCTGAGGCCTTCCCAGGCCATCTGCACCCGTTCGCGCAGGGCGTCGTCCGTTTCCAGCACGGCCGCGGTGGGCGGTACGGCGTTGGGGTTGGCGGGGGTGACGACCAGGCGAGTGAGGTTGACGCCCGCGGCAATCTGCTCCAGATCGCTGCCAAGCGCCTTGGCCAGCATGGTGCCCAGGGCCGCCTCGTTGACGCGCTGGCGCAGCAACAATTCGCGATAGGTGTTTTCTTCGAGCAGCTTGGTCAGCGGCTCGGATTCCAGCGCCAGACGGGCGCGCAGGGCGGCTTGCTCGGCGGTGGGCCATAGACTGACCAGCCGCTCCTTGCGCGCTTGCAACAGGCTTTCGAAGTCCAGCGGCTCCACAACGCTCGGCGCCGGCAGCTGGCTCAGGTCGATGGGGGTGAAGGTGGTCATGACAGCCCCCCCAGAACCAGCGGGGCCCGCAGGTTGACGGCCGCATCGTTGACGGTGCTGTAGCCCTCCAACTCGATGTAGGCCTGGCCGGGACGCTCGCCCTGGACCAGATCGATATGGGTGAGGTTGAGGCGTGGCTCCCAGCGCAGCAGGGCGATCACCGCGACGGCCTTGGCCTGCAGGCCGAGGGCTCCATTGAGCGGCTGGTCGAGCAGGCGGAACAGGTCGCAACCGTAGTCGCGCCGCATCAGGCGGCTGCCGATGGGCGTGGTGAGGATGTCAGTGACCGATTGCTGCAGGTGCTCGAGGTCGCCCAGGGCCTGGCCGGTGTTGCGATTCATGCGGGTGCTCCTGTCTGGCTGCCGCCGCTCTGGACGCCGCCGTGCTTGTGCTTGACCAGGCTGATGCCGGCCGCCACCACGTCCTGGCTGACGGTGACCTGGCCGGTGACCTGCTGGTTGCCGGTCTGGGTGTAGTCACCCTGGTGGGTGATGGGGCCGACGATGGTGATGCCGCCGGTACTAGTCAGCTGGGTGACCCCGCCCGCGGGCAGCACCGCGCTCAGGCGATGGGCCTGGCTGTCGTACTCGATCACGGCGCCGTCGGGGTAGCTGCGCCTGTGCAGGTCGGCGCGGTCGCCATTGGCCGGCAGCAGCTGGCTGAACAGGCCGCAGAGGACGATGCCCTGGGTGGTCTGGCCGCTGGGGCTGAGCATCACGACCTGCTCGCCGAGGGTCGGCGGATCCCACTCGCGGCTGCTGCCGGCGCGCAGGGTCAGCCAGGGCAGCCAACCGGTCAGCAGCTCGCCGCTCTGCACGCGGACGCGGGCGGGACGGGGTTCGGTGAGACTGCCATGGTCCACCGCGGCGATGGTACCGAGGCGGATCAGGTTCTCGAGGAGGCGGGAAAGCGCGGCGAATTCGTTCATGCCGCCAGCATGGCGCTCGCCCGGTCGCCCTGCAGCCAACGGGCGTTGTCGCCGCGCGGCCGACAACCTCAGGCGGTGCCGATCAACCGGGCCACGTCCGGGTTGGCGGCCAGGAAGGCCTTGAGCTTGTCGACCGGGTCCTCGGCCGCGAAGGCCCTGGGACGATTGACCAGGCGCCAGGCGCTGCCGTCCCAGCGCGGCCACTGACTGTCCTCCCAAGTGGCAGGCGGCGGTGTTTCCACGCAGCGCGCCGGCAGGAGATAGATGCCAGGGTCGAGTGGGGACTCGTCGGCGACGGTCTCGCCCAGGTAGAAGCCGGCGTGGTCGAGCTGGTAGACGAGCTTGTCCATGGGCACTCCTTCAGTACTTGATGATGGCCAGCAGGGCTCCTTCGTGAGCAGCTATCGCCCTCACCCCTGACTACGCTTCGGATGCGGCATGGCCAGCGCCACGGCATCGCCGGCGGCGCTGGACTGCCATTCGCTGAGCGCGCCATCGGCCGTGGCGAGCTGCCAGGTGCCGGCGTCCAGGTAGGGACTGTAGCGTGGATCGGCGGGGCGGCTCAGCTGGTAGGAGCCATCCGCCTGGCGCTGGGTCACGACCCTTTCGGTGAGGGGCAGCAGCAGGGTCAGGCCATTCGTGGCCAGCTCGAAGCCGATGCCCTGGGCAGCCTGGTCGAGATTGACCAGCAGGTCGGACTGGTTCTCCCGGACCCACAGCAGCAGCGCCAGGAGCACCAGGTCGACATCGCCAGCGAAGTCGGTCAGGGTCAGGCGCAGCTGGTAGGCGTACTCCCAGGACAGGCTGGTGGCGCCGGTGCAGTGCAGCCGGCCCTGGGTGACGGTGAGGGCCAGGCGACTGGGGTTGTCGTGCAGTTCCGGGATGCTGGCGAGCAACTGGGCGCGAAGACTAGCGGGTTTGTTCATGCTGGGCCTGCTGCAGGGTGTAGATCTGGTCGACCTGGGCGGCGCAGTCGGCCCACGCCGCCTCGAGGGTATCGGCGTCGGCGAGCAACTCGCCGTTACTGCGCGGCGCCGTGGCCGGCAGTTGGCAGGGCGTCACCATGGGACAGCCAGTCACGGTAAGCGCCGGCCCCGTCGAGGGTGGGGCGCTGGCGCAGCCGGCGAGCTGCAGCAGGCAGAGGCTGAGCAGCCCAGACCTTGAGATCGCGGTTTTCATCTTCGAGCTCCTGCAACCGGCGCCGGCGAAGATCCAGTTCGCGGCGCAGGTCGTGTTGGGTGGTCTGGAGTTGCTGCTGGGCGGCGCGCTGCTGGTCCAGCACCTGCTGCAGTTGGCGCAGTTCGGTCTGGGCCGTGCCGGCGGCCTGGCGGGCGCTGTCGCGTTCGGCGCCGACCAGTTGCAGGCGCAATTGCTGGGCATGCAGCAACAGGCCGAGCAGGACGCAGCCGACCAGCAGCGCCAGGGCGCCGAGCAGGCGTGCCGCCAGCAGGTTCATAGCGCCTGCCAGCCGGCGTGGCCGAGCGCCGCGCGGTCCAGGTGGCGGGGATCGCTGACCACCACGATGGCCTTGACCCCGGGGCTGGCGCGCTGGATGGTCTCGGCCAGGCGTTCGGCGTCTTCCAGGGAGGCGCCAGCCGGCAGGACGAAGACGTCGCCGTCGTAGGCGGGACGCTGCGGGTCGTGGCTCATCGAGCGGACTCCGCGCTGTAGCGGGCGAAGGCGCGCGCCAGCTTGATGTCGTAGAGATTGCGGGCATAGCCGGGGCCGTTGTAGCCGCGGGCGAAGTCCGCCCATTTGCCGGTGCGCAGAGCCTGCAGCAGCCCCGGCTGGGCGCGCAGGAAGCGCACGAAGGCCTCCAACTGCGCGGCCGCGCCGCTCGTCATCCGGGCGACGAAGTCCTGAATGTCGGCATAGTCCAGGGTCTGCCAGTGGTAACCCATGATCTGGAACAGGCCCCAACTGGCTGATTCCAGCGCCAGGTTCTCGTCGAGCTGGCGGGCCAGGGTGAGCCGTTGCCATTCGCTGGTGCCGTTGCCATAGCCGCCGGGCTGCGGATTGACCAGGTTGGGATAGTCCCGGGCCAGCAATTCGGCCGTGGCACGACCGCGACGCTCCACCAGGCGGGCATAGAAGACATGACGTTCGAAAAGGATCACCGGGCGGCCGTCTTCCAGGAAGCCGCTGCCACGGGATTCGACTTCAGTGACCGCCTGGACGGCCGCCAGGGGCACGGCCAGGAGGGTGGCGGCGTTCTGCAGATCGGCGCGGGCCAACTGACTGGGATCCGCAGCTGCACCCAGCGCGGCCAGGGTGCGCGGACCGGCGAGACCGTCCGCCGGCAGCCCGGCCCGCTGCTGGAAAGCCTGGACGGCGGCCAGGGTCGTCGTATCGAAGGTGCCGCTGGCGACGAGCGCGAAACCCTGGGCGGCCAGCGCCTGCTGCAGGGCTTGCACCGCCGGGCCCTGGTCGCCCTGGCGCAGTGACGGGGCCGCACTCATTGCAGATCCACCTTGCGGTCGAGATAGCGATCCGCCAGCTTGCGCACGCCTTCGACGCCGAGCAGGCCGATGACCCCGCCGAAGAAGGGCGCCGTGGTGCTGGACAGGCTGAACAGTTCGAAGCCGCCGCAGGCGCTGACGGTGATCAGGCCACACAGTGGGGCCTCCAGCAGCATCTGGCGCCAGGTACCGCCACCGTAGGCGACGCGCAGGGCAGCGACCCCCGTGCCGATCAGGCCGGCATAGAAGGAAGGCCAGTGGTCCTGGAACCAGGCGATCAGGAAGGCCCAGGTATCGGGACGGTCGGGCATGTCGGGTTTCTCGCGCATGGGATCAATCCCAGAGGTTCACCGGCTGTTGCACGGCGGTGCCGGCGGTGGCCGTGGTGGGGACGTCTGGCAGGGTGATGGGGGTGCCGATGGGCAGGACCGGGCCGAGTTCGGCCAGGCCTGGGTTGTGGTCGAGGGCGGCCTCGGTGACGCCGCGGGTGTAGCCGTAGTGACGCAGGCAGACGAGATCCAGGGTGTCGCCTTGCTGGGTACGCAGAATGGTGGTCATCAGCGCAGCTCCTCGGGACGCGGCCGGTTCGGATGGGAGAACGGGCCGGGGAAAGGGGTGGGATCGACGGTGCCGGTGGTCTCGCGGCATCGGGGCGAAGGTTTCAGGCATGGTCGAACGACAGCCACAGCGCGACAACGCGCGGGGGTTGTAGGTCTGAGGGGGACAAGCAGCAGCACGAGGGGTAGTTCCGGGTGTAAACCAAAGGATTACACTTTGCCGACGGCTGAGACCTGCAAGCACAAAGGCCCGAAGCCTTCTTCGATACCGGCAGTACCGGGGCATCCAAGCGGCCCATGCGAAGCGCTGAGCCTGGTACTGGGGGTACTGGATCAGGCTGCGACGCCGGAGGAAATCGACATGCCCGGATGTCGCCTGCATCCGCTCAAGGGCAACCTGGCCGGCTATTGGTCACTGTCCATCAGCGGCAACTGGCGGGTGATCTTTCGCTTCGACGACGTCGACACCGAATTGCTCGACTATCTCGACTACCACTGAACAGGAGGCCCCATGGCCATGCACAACCCCCCGCATCCCGGCGCCGTTCTGCAGACGGTGCTCGAGGAAACCCCGATCAAGATCGCCGAGGCCGCCCGCCGGTTGCATTTCAGCCGCGTCTACCTGTCCGGCGTGGTACACGGCCGCAAGCCGATCCGCGCTGACCTCGCTGTGCGCCTGGAGCGTGCTGGCCTGTCCACCGCGCGCTTCTGGCTGTCGATGCAGGCCGCCTACGACCAGTGGCAGGCCGAGCAAGCCGAACAGCCGGCGGTCGAGCGCATCGCCGCCGCCTGA